TCTATGTCTAACACATAGTAGTTGTTGTCTGAGTCAATACCTACGATTACAATGGCAGTAAAGTCAGCCTTCTTACGTAGTGAGAATGCAAAGTCCACAGCAGCAAATACGTTTAGCTTTTTGTTACCGTAGAACCACTTACCACCCTGCCTAGTCAGTAGCCTTGGCTCATAGTACTGGAAGTACTCAGGATTGATGGCAGCATTGTCTGGATCGTTTGGGTTGTTGTAATACTGAGCACGAAACTGTAGCTTATCTAAATACTGTGCTCTCTTTTTAGCTAAAATAGAGGCGTCAAACCCAAACCATTTACCGTCATATCGTTGTTGACGGGGCCAAAGAAACTCCCCGGTTCCATCACCCTGATCTTCTACTTGTCGTTCAAATGTCTCGTACAAAGAATAAGAACCAACTAACTCACCGTTCTTATTGTAGTCATCTACTTGCATTGCCTGTAGATCATTGTAAAGGTCTTTTGGATGGTATCTTGTTCCAACGACCCATTCTCTAGGATCACTACCCTCAATAGATGAAAGAAGTGAGTATTGGCTTCGTACTCGTTCTCTTCCTTCTTCTGTGTAGGCATTCTCTCTAACTACAACGTCATCCAGTACAGCGATGTCACAGTGAAGGCCAGTAATAGTTGTGGTAAGACCTGCTGTAAAGATACTAGGGTCACGAATAGCCTCTGCCTTACGTTGTGGGTGGTCCACTGAGATTTCACTGTTAGTCCACTTTTCTCTTTTGGACTCTTCTTCGTTAACCATCTCTGGCCAGACTTTACGATAAATCTTTGAAGTAAGAATCTGTTTAATAAAACCTAGTTGCTTTTCTGCTAGATTAGCCGTACTACTTATGTATAGTATACGATAATGTGGGTTCTTTGTCAACTCCCAAGCTACTCTATATGCAACTAAAGCTGATTTACCGTGGTCACGAGGAAGCAGTAGTAGCTGATGACTAGAAGCATCTTCTCTTGTCCACCACCTAATTACTTCTTCATGAACAGAGCCTAGTACCCTTTGTGGGTGGACTAATTTAATGAAGTTGATTAAGTCTGCTTCTGCTGCTTCTCTGATCTGGTCTATCTTGGAAGACATATGTTATCCTTGTGCTACTATCCATGCTGAACCATTCCATCGTTTAAGTTCAGCCTTTTCCCATGTTACTCCGTTATACTTCCAGAGAACACCTCTATTCCAGCTAGCTCCATCAAATTCGTAGATACTTGTCTGACGTATAACACTTACTTGGTTACCAGACAGTTCGATAGAGCCAGAGACAATAAATGCCGTTGCACCCTTGCCAACAAAAGGTTCATAACCCTTAAGCTCAATAGAGCCAGTTAAAGGAACTAGAGGCGCAATTACAGTTATTGCATTTCCTGATAACTCTACAGAACCCTTTTGTACTGTAATGTCTACAGGAGTTTGTACTGTAGGCGTTTTACCTTTTAGCTCAATATCTGCTTTAGCTGGGTAAAGATAGACATCTGTGGTTGCTACTGCACTTGGTAATTGACCGTTTAGTTCAATAGCACCAAAGTTTAAGTCTATTCTCTTATTACCAGAAAGATTGACGGCTGGTGCTTGACCTGCTAGCTCAATGTTACCTTTTACTACAGAAACAAGTCGAGGTGTAGAAACAGTAACTGTCTGTCCTAGTAACTCAATATTACCGTTAGTTAAGGTAACCAGTCTTGGTGTAAGAACGCTTGGTTGTTTACCAGCTAGTTCTAATGAGCCAGCAACAGTAGTTACAAGGACAGGGGTTGATACAGATACTTGTTGGCCGTCTAACTCAACAGAGCCACTGGAAATACTAACTAGACGAGGTGTTAGTACGCTAGGTTGCTGTCCATTTAACTCTACTGAACCAACAGAAATATTTCTTGTATTAGGTGTGACTACAGATACAGCATTTCCTGCAAGCTCAATAGACCCACCTGTAATCGTTACAGATTTGTCGTCAGCAGCTTGAAACGCATTCTTTTGGAACGCATTAGTTTGAAATGCTATAGCCACCTGTTATGGCTCCTGTGGCCACACTGGAGTAAACGGATTTGTAGTGTTGGCTGGCAGGTCGCGGCAACGTACTTGATAGCGCCAGCACCCAACCCAGCGACAAGCCCGTCATCAGCAAGCGGCGCAGACGCCAGTGAGGAGAAACCGAGCATGGCTTACCTCAAGGTTTGGTGGGCCAGATCACGCTATACGGAAAGCCCTCTTGTTCTGGTATATCACGAAGTGCCTGACGATAAGATTTCATCTCGTCTGACATAGTGACATCCGACAAAGCCATCCAATCGGTTGCATAGAGCATCTCGTGGCGCGTATTCCTAATGGCTTCCTCGGCTTCCGCTTCAGGTATATTGGCGGCGGTGTAATCAACCTGCCATTGACCATCGCGCAAGACAGGTGTGCCAGCAGACAGCGTCTGAACATACGGGTCGCACTCAGGTCTATTTTCCACCACCGGAAAGACACCATAGCCCTCTAGCATCTCAGTGCTTATTTCTTTCGGAAAAGATGTGTTCGGGTTGTCGGCGCGTAACTGGCGCAAATCGTAAGGAAAAACACTTGCCTCTCCATCAACTACTTTTACATAAATCATATTGTGATACTCCATTTTTTGGATAAGTAACTTTCAACCTGACCAATTTCGGTTGATGATAGTCGTCTGTCATATGTAATAACCTCACCTATGTAGCCATCAAACGGTTGGTGGTTAGTTGGAGACAGTCCTCGACGACCAATATATGTTCCAATATCTGCACTCACTCCACCATTGTAATCAAACGGGTTGGGGGTAGTATTAAACGGGCCGCACATAGGGGCTTGCACTCCGTTTCGACGAATGAAATTAACCATATCACCAGAGCAAATTGTGTCCACATTTCTGCTCATTGTTATATTGCTGTTGGCGTTCCTATAGCCAGCATTTGTTCCCATATAATTAGATTGACCACCAGTTCCCGAATGAAAAAGAAGATAACCGTTGATGCTAGCACCCTGACCAACAAGAACACCTGAGTTTGTAAGGTGGAAGGCGGCAAACCAAGTTATATTGTCTGTGCAGGTAGAATTTTCTAGCCATTGCCCATAGTTTGAGTTTAGAGACCCATTGAAACTAAGGCTATTTAGGTTCATTTGGCTCGTGTTGAGATAGGGTCTGTAAGCGTTTGTGCTTTGGTCGTGGTCAAATCCATTGCCAGACTTGTCAGCCCAACAACCAATCGGGTCGTTGTTTGCTGACGCACTGGTCGTCTTAGATGTGTCTTGAAACAGTGTCGAAGCGTCACTGGCGTCAAGCCATAAGTGAAGGTCGTTAATGTCGGCAGGGCTGAACGCAACTCCACCAGCACTCACGCCAGCGGCCGCCATCTGCATCATCCTCGCAATGCTCATGCCATCGCATCCCCAGCTTGGAAGCCGTAATAGGTGGTGCCGCCATCCTGCGTGTAGAACGCATATACATCTGTCTCGCCGCTTGCAGGGGCGTCAGGGGCCGTCCCACCAGCCCAGTCAACCGAGGCAGGCCAAGTCACAGTCACCGTCGCAGAGGGCGTCACCTTGAGCGTGAAGCCGTAGGCAGTGCCAGATGCAGGCGGGTTGCTAAAGACGTAGGTCACGTTGGCAGATGGTGCATCCGAAAACACGTTGCCCGAAGCCAGATCAAGCGTGCTGGATGCAATGTCACCGACTGTCTCACTAGCAGGTGACGGTTCAAAGAAACCCTTGGTGTAGTCGATGACGATGCTCATTAGACCGCAACGCTCCCGTTCATGTCGTCCTGCGCCATGACCCACGCATAACACTTATCGAGGAACTGAGCGCCAGCGGCGGCCTCCACCTCGGCCAGATCGGCATGGTAGCGCCGGAAGTCCACCTCGCGTGTATCGTCGCCCGGAGTAGCCGTGGCATAGCCAGAGACATCAATCATCACAGTGAACTTGGGGCCACCCTCGCGCATACGAGAGACAGCCGCAGTGACGATGCGGAAGTAAGCGCCAGCAAACGGGGTGCCATACTGGCTGTTGGTCAGGTCGAGTTGAATAGCCATCGTGGCCTCCTTAGTAGGTTACTTCAGACGTATGGATCGTAGCGACCCACCGAATGTTGGTTGCTGCTGCCCCAGTCACTTCAATCTTGAGGCCACCGTTTGTTGTGTCTGCGCTCAGTGCCAAGCCCCAAGATGGCGTGTTGTCGATGACAGTCGTGGCGCTGTTCACCAGCACTGTCGTCCCTGCGCTGCCCTCACGCCGGATCAAGCCCTCGATCTTCCACGCTGCGCAGTCGGTGCCTGCCGATGCTTGCTCTCGTGCCACAATAGTGCCGTGGAAGGCGTAGGCAGAGTTGTTGGGCAGGATGATTTGGTTGGTGGTGCCCGCGGCGCTGTTGTTGGTGGTAAGTGCTTCGGGCGTTGCGTCGGTGGTGTCGGAGCGGAAAACGAAAATACCGGTTTGGGCATCGCCTTGAGCCGAGAATTGACCAGAGGCGCGTGCCGACTTACCTACAATGCTGGACAGGGATTGATATCCAGTTGCGAGTGAATAACTCGCAGAGGCCGTATTTCCGGCCCCGCCAAAGGTGGTAGAACCCTGTGCGGATGAAATATTCGCATCGCCTATTGCTATGCTATCTGCCTCAGTTGCCTTCGCCTGATACCCAATCGCCACCGAGTTTGCTCCGGTAGCGCCGTAGGAACCGAAGGCGTTGGTGATGGCTACTGCAAAGGAGTCCGCGCCGGAAGCGTAGGATCTTGTTAATGCAGTTGCGTATGATCCAGACTGAACAATCGCCTGATAGCCAATGGCGGTCCCTTGAGTTGCGCTTGAAGTAGCGCTAAAACCCAGTGCAAGGCCACTTGTAGTCGAGGCATTTGTGCCAATAGCTATACCACCAGATGAAATCGCACCATCTCCAATGGCCACCGTGTTTATGCCAGTAGCGGATGGTGAAATAGGGCTGCTTAGGCTTTCAGCATACAACTCAAGCCCCAGCGTCGTCCGTGCAGCCGCAGCGTCAGCATCGTCAATCAGCGACCGGCCAAAGGAGGTAATGGCTGTCTCGGCCCAAGTGTCTACGCCGGTAGTATATGCCAATTTGTCAGCGGCGGTGCCAAGCGAAGCAATGGAGTTCAGCGTGGCGTCGTATGCCTGAACATCTGTTCCGATAGTTACAGTAAGGTTACCAGTCCCAGAGTCTAAGTTAAGCCCAGTAGATGGCGTAATCTCTTGTGCTGCACCAGTTGTACCAGTATAGCGCCCTAGTATCTTTGAAGCACCTAGAGTTAGAACATGCTCTTCGTTCCAGTTGGAAGGCTGAACAAGGTTGCTGTCCCCACCGTCACTTACGGCAGATACAAAGTTATGTTTAAGTGATACAGCCATCTAGGCTATCCTTAAGCTGGATTTACTGTTTGATCAAACCAACCATTGGCTGAAGGAGCAATAGTGAGAGTGTTACCATCAGTGGCAGTAACATCAGCAGGAGTAGTGTCTAGAAGAACATAGCCAATTAGCTTATCACCAGTTGAGGTGTCATCATAGAGCACTGCATAGCGAGCAGTAATAGAACCACCAGAAGCAGTCCATACTACGTCAGCACTGTCAAAGGTAGCTACACCTGATGTCTGTGACCAAGTAACAGAAGTAAGAGTTTCACCACCAGTAGTATAGCCATTGCCATTTGCTACTTCGGCACCTGATACGTCTGCATACTCATCATGTGCAGCAGAAGGTGTGTAAGAAGATGTAGCTAGCATTAGCTTGAAAGTGTTGGTATCTAGGTCAATAGTACCATCCCCAAGTAATTCAGCTACGGTATCGTAGAGTGTAAAAGTTCCAGCAGCCATTTAGTATATTCCTTTCTAGATTTCTAACCAGAGATCATTTACTTCTGGGTTTGACGGTGCCGTAGATGACACAGAGATAATGGGATTGATACGTTGCCAAGCAGACCCATTGTAAAACTTTAGTTGTTGTATCGTTGAGTTGTAGTACAAAGCACCACTTAGTAATGTTTGACCATCATTGTCTACAGAAGGATCAGAAGCCTTTGAGCCTAAATAGCGATCATCGAATTGGTCATAAAGAGACTCTACCGCTGCCTTGTCTGATGTTACTTGTGCAGCCTTGGAAAGAATATCAGCATAGTAAACATTGAACTGCCCATAAGTTAGTGGTTCTTGGTCAGTAGTGGCGTCTGGTAGGTTAAGAATCTGATTGGAGTTCATGTCCAAGTCAGCAAGCATAGCACTAGGGCTAGTACCGTCTCGTGATGGTACGTTATCAAATTCATCAACAATAGTCTGGAAGTTTTCATTCAGCTTTGCTAGTGCTGAGTTGTCCTCCAGAGTGCCAATATTGTTTAGTGTGATCTTAGGCATTACGAACCCTTAACCCATTTCTTGGAAGGAGAACTAGTCTTAGAGGGTGACCACTTAACCTTGTCTGCCCAGTAGGCTGCGCTCATCTTTCCCTTTGAGATGTTCTTTGCATGACGAGACTTGAATGCTTCTCGTTGCCCAGCAGTCTGATTAGTCTTTACACCCTGTTGTCCAAAGCGAATAGTCTTAACTTTGTCACCTTCCTTGGCAACAACAATATGAGACTTGGTAGGATGAGAGGGAGTACGTTTAGGTTTGTTATACCCAGACACACCAGCACGTTCTAGGCGAGGGTCTTTAGCCATTCTTGAAATACTCCACATAAGCCTTGATTGCACCAAAAATAACAATGATGGTTGTGGCAATAAGTATGACTGTTTCCTTTAGCCACTTCTTAATGCCAGTCCAAGTACGTTCCTTCTCCGCAACTTCAAGGAGTACCTCATAGTTGTGAAGAAGCTCATCTAATTTCTCGTCCTTGGACTTCTCTGGTGCCATCTTAGTTTAACCTTTGTAGGATTTCATTAAGCTCATTGTCTTCTGAGATAATCTGCTTCTTAGTGGACTCTACCTCTTCCTTCGATGGCCTACCACGTTTACTGTCTGCCTTCTGTACGTAACCCTTGTCAGCCAGATACTTTAGTGCAGAAAACTTATTACGGGAATCATCTGTTGAGGCTTCTATGGCAATGCCACGAATGGCTCGTGACTGTAGCTTCAACTGTAAGTCATTACGCATTTCCTCTAGTAGAGGTTTAAACCACCCACACTTACATAGTTTACGCCAGTGAGGCATACCATCAAAGTAAGTATTGGCAAACTCAAACTCTGTAACATCCTCCATCTCCAGATAGAGCCTATACAAAGAAAGATAGCCTTTGGGGTGATCTTCATACGTTAGTGTGTACAAAGCCCTAGAGGGATCATCGTAAGCCTGTTCATAGAATAGTGGCTTTAGTAGATGAACTCCATTAGTCGCCTTAAACTTATTCATACCCTAAACAAATCCTATGCTGTGATAACAAGAAAATATGATAACAAGAAAAAGAATTATATGAATACCCTATATTACTAAAGTATTTACTTAAGTAATACTGTTTAGGTACTTATTGTTTAGGAATAATTATACTATAGTATGATTATAAATACTGAAGTATGTATAACTACTATGCTATCGTTACTCTAGAGTAGTTACTTAAGTAATATATAGGAGTCTTACGTATCTCTCTTGTTCCTATAGTTTATTATACCAATAGGCGCAAACCCTGTCAATCCCTAAAATACACTAGTGACACGATTTTAATGTATGAGCAATAGGTAATTACTATAGGCGCTTATTACCTAAGGTTAACTTAATACCAGACAGTGAATTTCTCTTAGTAATTTTCTTGGTGTGGTACATCCCCCGGTAGGCACCCCCGCACCCCCTTGTACCCCTAGTAGGCACCTAGTCCTACGCTGGGAATAAATACTGTAGGGAATTCCCGACTAGACTACTCGGGTATTAAATTAACGCTTGTTCATTTAATTCTGGTGTATCACACATTCGTATATCTGCATTTAAGCATATAACGATATGTTTATATCTAAAAGTTTGAATACGTTATATATTCTCATATTCAAATAATTGCATATAAAGATATCCTTATATCCTTATGTGGTATTCTACTACCACACAGAACATACATGGTACAAATAGGGAACAAACAGGGATCAAATCGCCAAATGGTAGTCGCTAGGGGTTAGGTACCTGATTTGTCCTAAAGCCTCTCCACGGGCTTTAAAATCGATCCTAGAGCTATTTCACCCTTTGTTCCTCATTTGTTCCTTGTCTGTTCCACTCATTATATAGGATAAATAAGCCATGCACAATTTGCATATCAGCTATGCGTGAAATGATATTTACTCGATAGGCGAATATCCCTTAGATGGGGCCTCAATCAATTACACATAAGGAACAAACGAAATGACAACAGAACAGAACGCACTCGCAGACGCAATCTTGGATTGGGCACACGACAACTACGCAACGTCATATGGCGCAAGTGTGCTTGTCGAGTGCTACACCCGCGAGGAGCTGGTTGAAGCATTCTCGAATTTGAAAACTGCGCAGTCTTTCGCAGAGCTTCGGGACGAGATGTTTCTCAATGCGAGGTTTTAATAATGGCTAAGACTTGGAAAGAACTTGAAGCCGAGGGCGTGAAGCGCTGCTGCGCAGTGCTACGAAACCGCAAGACCGGCAAAGCGCACCGGTGTAAACGCAGAGCATCTAAAGGTGGCTTCTGCGATACACACCGCCCAACAATGGAGGCTTACGAGCGCTTAAACTTGAGCTTGATTGAAGCGCTCAAAGATCATTAAGCCGCAACGAACAAGGGAATGACAAACAAATGAGACTTCAAGCAAACCAATTCACTTGGCATAAAAAGCACACATACAGACGTCCAAACGGTAAAGGGTTGCAGCAGTCCATCCTAAAGATTGGCAAGGCACTCGAGGCTTGTACTTGTGAGCACAAACGCGCCAAGCTACAGGGTTTGCTTGAGCGTCAAATACTCAAGGCTCAACTTGCTTACTGACTAGCTTTCGTTGCACACTTGCGAGTGTGTAACAATGGATAGTCAGAATCCAGCTAACATACTCACCTTGATTGTGAGAGCAATTTCCTACAAAGTAGGGCTGGCGTGGTGGGCCTTTGTGTCATCCATGGTGTCAGATAAGTTGCGCCTTACGGTCCAACTATCGCGCACCATAGTGCACAACTCACAAGGCAATCCACGCTAGACGTTCCGTTACGTTATGTGCAGAATAGGTCTGTGTATTATTTAGCGGAGTGTCTAATCATGCTTGCAAATCTCAATAAGAATATTTCCTCACTGAACAAGTCCATCAAGCAAACCTTCAAGTTGTACGAAAAGGTGAAGGTGCGGATGCACAATGATGCTTGTTCTTCGTTGTGGATTATGGCCGCGCATGGTCGTGCTGAAAGCCTTAACCTTGTCTATCAGTCACACACTGACAATTACAAGGCTGCATTGCGTACGTGGTGCAAGGTTCTTTCCACCTTTGAACATGAAGGTAAGGAATTGCAATGGCTTTCCTTCAGTCAAGAAGAAGGCTTCAAGGTTAAGAAGGGAAAACACTTTGTTGCTGCCCGTGAAGCCTTTGCAGC